TTGACGGTCAAGACCGTATCACCGACCTGAGTGACATGGAGTGTCGTTGACGGGGATGCCGTCCCAACACCAACCCGATTGTTCGTGCTGTCCACATAGAGGGTGTTGGTGTCTACGGTCAGGTCGCCATCGACGATAAGTGCAGCAAACGACCAAGCATCAGCAGCCTGGTCGAACGTAGCAAAGTCAATCCACGCATCGTTGTCGGCGTTCCGAAATTTCAGAATGTCGTTGGTGCTATCATACCACCACATATATGCATATGTGGTCGATGGGGCTGAAGTTCCAGCCGAATTTGATGCGAGCGCCTGCAAGGCACTATTCAAATCAGAGCGGAATGACGGGAAGCCCTGATTGGCGATGTTGAAGTCGTTTTGGCTCATGCTAACTCCTTGCCGTAGCCCTTGGCTACATAGTCTATCGTTGCAGAATTGGTGCTGACAGATGCGCCAGTGTAAGTCGTTATCGTAAAGCCTGTGCGGCTCTTACTAGAAATAACATACCTGTCGCCGTCTGCCAATGTCGCCGCTATGCCTATCGCTGGAGTTGCCTTGAACGCCGCCGGGAATGTCACGCTCTGGCTTCCGGTATAGGTGAGGTCGCTTTGAGCTTCGACCCGATCCGGCATATCAACAATCGCCGCAAGCCCCCGCACAGCGGGAGCATTATTCGCATCTGTCGTTTCTAGGATGGCGCGGAAGCGGATGGCTCGCGCAGCAATGTCACCAACGATGAAATCCCGCCAAGCCGTCCATGTCGGCGCTCCAGCAGGATCATCATCGGTATGGCTGACCTGCGTCCGCGCCGAGATCGTGTCGAACTGCGCTGGATCTCCGTCGAAATCACCTTCGCGGTCATCAAACAATCCGTCAGCCGCATCAAATGTTTCCGCGTAATCAAGGAAGGCGATGTCCAAGTCGGTGCTGACACGGCTGACAAATTTTTGCCCGAGGTCAATGTAGTTTTCGAAGTCGTAGGTGCCTGACGACACAAGCTGACCAGTTGCGCCACCACCATCGAACAGCCCGACAGCATCATCAAAGTCTCCCGAAACAGCGTCAAACAGAGTTGCGGTGTCGAGCGTCAAATAGTTGCCCGCGTCATCGATCAAGACGACTACATCTGTCTTGGTGCCTGCGAAAGTCGGGTCTTGCGTCAGCGTTTCAATGACATTGAGCGCGTCAATGTCGGCGGTGTTTGTCGTGACAACGATGCTGGCTGGGCTTGCGCTGACGTTGCCCAACTTGTCGATTGCCTTGATGAAATAGGTGCCTGTCTGCGCCGGAACGACAACGCTGTTAGCTGGGCGCGAGACTTTCTTCACCAGGTCAATGGCGTTCTGGTAGGACGCGCCGGAAACAGCGGAGGAATAGCGTATCTTGTAGTGCGACAGGTCGAGATCAGCCACTGGCGTCCAAGTGAGGTGGACAGTGTTGCCCACCACGTTGGCCGAGAAATTGGTCACATTTGCTGGCGGCGTGGCGAACAACGTGACGTAGAAGCCGGAAACTGTCGTCCACGGACTACGGACGCCCAGCGAGGTAATCATCCTTGCGCGGGCATCAAACGATCCATCGCTGATCCCGACAGCCTCAAATCTATTCGATGATGATCTGCCAAGGGAAATCCAGTTGGTGTCTCCAGTCTTGCGATATTGAACGTCAAATTGATCTGTTGTGTCGTCGCCGCTCTGAACGTCAATGAGCAAAGCTCCGACGACCTGTTCATTAACAAGACGCAACTCACCACTGAGCGAAACGCCAGGTGCCGAAACCTCATAATATCTTGGCAGGTTGGAATTATTCTGGATGACCGCAGCTTCTTCCGCATCCCACGCAAAGGCCGCGCTGCTTGTTTCGCGTAGCGTCATGGCGACACGGACGCCGCCCGACCCGGAGATGACCAGCCGCCAGTTGACGACCTCAAACTCTTTATTGGTCCAGCCGTATCGGTCGATGGTCAGGTCAACGATGTCGCCCACCTCAACGCCCATTGCGGCAAGGCCGAACTCAGCAGAGACAGTCATCTGCTCCCGCGACCGGAACAGCTTTTGCTTGGCAATACGCTGGGCGCGAGCCTCATTCGTGACCATCGCCAGCGAGATGTCGAGCGTGTTGTCAATGCTGTTGTCTTCCGAGAGGAAGGCCGAGCTTTCTATGGCCGGGAAGTCTGCCTCAATCCAGTCGCCAGCATTGGGGTTTGATGTTTTATTGTAAACGCCGCCATAGATGAACTTACCAGTCACGCGGTTGAAGTTGTCCCGGCGGGATAGTCTGGTAGGCAGCGTGATGGCCGATCTGAAGTCGTCCAGTGTGAGCGACTTGACGCTGGCCTCGTAGACGCCAGCCTTCAGCTTCCATGCTCCACCAGAGAAAAAGAGCGTCCCGTTCAGCGCGTCAAGCATATCGGCCAAAGCCGCCCCTACCGCACTTGACGAGTTGATTACGCCATCAACGGTGTAGCGTTTCTGCGTCCCGCCAGACGCCAGCGTGATGTTGTCGTCGCAGTCATTCGCGGCGGCTGAGAAATATGTGTCGTCAACTGCGCTGTCATTGAGGCCATAGGCCGAGGTCAGGTAATCCCTGACGCAGAGCGCGGCATTATTGCTATAGGCGGTCGTCGCGGTTCTCGGATCGTAGACCTTCTTGCCCTTCACAACCGCCGTGATCGTTGGCAAGCCACCAGCGAACACATCTTGGTCGTGCTGAAACCTTGCATAGATATAGGCGATGCCTTTGCCGATGAAGCTGCTGGTAGGTGTGTGTGTGTGCAGCGTATTTTTGAGATTGGTGGCTACATTGGCGAAATTATCGGTGGCCGATGTCTGATTGCCGAGATGCTTGTAAATGCGAATTTTGCCATTCCAGCGCTCGCCCGTGACGGTGCCTTCTGAATTGAGGCCAACAACCTCGTCGTTAATATATATGCTGCCAATCTCCTCGACCTCATGGCCTGCCAAGGCGATGACCATGTGCAAATATTTGTTATCTGCTCCAGATGTCTCAAGGAAGGTTATGATGCCGCCCTTGCGGACTTGGCCGTAGACGTATTCTTGCGGAGCCGCCGCCTCTCTGGCGTTGATAAGCGTCCCTTTATTTTCCGCTGCGGCCTTCGGAGCCATCGCCCTCAACGCGGCAGAGGTCAGCGCGGAATAGGCCACATAGCCGAGGATTTGGGCATAGGAGATGCCAAAGACGGTGGCTTGCAATGCTGGGATTGATGACAGCGCCGCGGCAATCAACTGCGGCATCCGTGGCGCAGCATCCCAATCGGCGTGACGCATCACATTGAACGGATGTTTCAGCGTCATACCCAAGCTCCTTCGATCTCGCTTATCGGCAAATATATCATATCATCGTCGCCTAGGAAAACAGCGTTGACACCCATCGCAAGGCCCAGCGCATACCCGGTGAAATATGGCCTCGCATTCTTCGTCGCCACTAAAGCACCTTTTGGCGGGAAAGTCTCCACCCGATGCAGGCCAGCGTCCAAAGCCTTGATGAGATCGCTGGTATTGAAGCATTCCCACATCAGCTTGGCAAAAGCCTTCTTGCCGAGGCCAGCGTAGCGGCCAACAAACTGGTCCGCATAGCCATGACCGTGCATGGCCCGCCAAGCGCCATTGGTGAATGTGAAGCAATCATGCTCTCCCAAGGCGAATGGCTTGCCCCGTTGAGCCTTCACATAATCAATTAGGAGATCGACCTGCCCCATGCGACCTCTTTATCTTGTAGCTGTTCAACAAAGTCAAAAAAGGTGTCGCCGGGATAACGAAGCTTGTGGCTCTCTGATGTATAGCGCCGGACGTTAGGCCGCTGGAGCGTGACCAGCTTGCTCTCAACGGTCAGTTCAATGGTCGCTGTCGATCCATCCTCTTGGATGGTCATCACATCCATCAGGCCAGAAAACACTTCAACATGGTCGTTGACGCTAGCGACACCGAACAGGACGCGGGCTGTGCGGCCCTGATACGGCTCTTGCAGGGCTAGGCTCACGATTGATGTGTCAATCCCGTTGAGCGACAGGGTGATGCCCTTGGCGGACAGATCAGCAGCCTCCTCGATGCCACTGATATTCAGAAGATTGCCCGATCCGAGATAAGTCTGCCCGTCGATGGTGCGGTCGCCGTAGCCAGTCCACAGACGCACAGAGCCAGCGTCGAAGTTCATCTCAACGGCATAGAACGGCTCGACAGTCTCCTGGGCGAGCGCCGTCAGAATTGCAGCAGGAACTGTGCGGCTCATACTGCCTCCATCGCGCTGAAGCTGATGCCATAAATGCTGGCCTCGTTGACGCTCCACTCGCTCTCATTGCCAGCCAGCCGCCAGCGGCCTTTGGCTGATTGCACAGTGACGGTTGCACCGTTGGCTGGTGCAGTCCTGACATTCGGCCACAGCGTCAGCGTGGCGTTGCCGCTGCCATCCGTGTCGGCATCCACCAAGACCTTGTGCAAGCTGGTCGTCGCACCCGTGCCAAGCTGGATGTAGTCGCCAGCGAGCAGGTAGCCAGTCTCGCTGAGTTGGTCACTGGTGATGTCGAGGTCTTGACCCGTCTGAGAGCCGCCGTTGACCGTGACCGTATCCGTCCCGCGAGCAGTCCCGCGAGCGATGGCCGAGATAGGGTCGCCCATGATGAATGTGCCGAACTGGCCGCGCAGGCTGGTCAGCCATGCGACCCATTGCTCGGCGTCAGCTCGCTTCATCGGCGGCAGTGTTACATCAGCGGCCCACATCTGGCCTGCACTGGCCTGCGCTTGGCCTGCGAAGGTAAACGGGCTGCGCTCGTATGCCACCGCGTTGATGGCCCGCAGGCTGATCGAGCGAATACCTGTGTGCGTGGGCAGGCTGAGAGGATAGCTTATGGTCATGCGTAGCCCAACCCGTTGACAGAGCGGCGCTGCGCGTCAAACACAGCGGCCTTGGTGGTTTCGACAATGCGCGGCAGCATCGCTTGAACTTCGGCGCGGCTGACACCGTTGCCGAAAGTGTTATTCTGGATGACGGTCACGCCTGCGCCAGCGCCATTCGGCACGATTGTTCCGTTGCGCGATGGCACAAAGAGTTCCGGCCCGCGCTCCCCAACGACATATGGTGTTCCGCCTGAAACTGGACCACCGTTGGCCCGGAAGCCACCGAAAGCACTCATGAACATACCAGTCAGCCCTGTGCCTGTCCCAGTCGCCGCATCAAAAGAGCCGACAAGCCGCTGCACGACAAGCACCTCATATAGCTTGGCGATGATGCTGCGGGCCATGTCGCGGAAGGCATCCTTGGCCGACTTGGTGCCGTCGATGATAGACATGAAGCCGCTGGTCATTGCGCTTTGCATAGTTTCGGCAATAGACTTCGTGCGTTCCTGCATTTCTGTAAGAGCCTCAGACGCCTTTTTCGCAGCTTCCGGGATTGCAATGCTTGCGCCTAGAGAGAATTGTTCGACGGTGCTGTCGGCCCGCTCCATCGCGGCCTTCAACTCTTCTGCTTCCATTGTCATAGAGCCAAATTCGATCAAGGCGCTTCTTAACTGAAATGGCAGTCCTTCAGCAGTTATGCCAGCATCACGCAGAGTATTATCTAGCTTCCCAAAAACTTCTGCGGCGCTAGAGAGATCAGAACTGTAAATCTCCCCAAAAACACGCTGCAACTGCTCGGCCTGCTCCCATGTCATATTTAAGTCTTGCATCATTTGGTTCATAGCTGGTGATAAGGTTTCACCAACAGACCCAAACAGCGAAAATTGCTCGATCACATCTTTCGACGCAACAGCCATGTCGCGCAAACGCGCCCCAGCTTGAGCCGATCTAAGTTCCAGCAAAGCGACAGCGGCGTCTCGAACGCGGGCCGCGCCCTCGCCATACATTTCTGCCATTTTCTTCGCGGACATGGTGGCTATGTCCATTGTCGAATTTAGATCACTTGTAACCTGCGAAAGACTTAAAGATGAAGATGTGAGGTCATCCGTGTTCTTCCTTGCCAGAAGCAATGCGCTGCCTACCGCAACGGCAGCACCAGCCAAAGCGCCCCATACACCAAAGCCACCCAAAAGCTGCGGAAGCTGCATTGCCATCGCCCGCGTGGCGCTGGTGCCAGCGGCAACTTGAACGGCGAAGTCACCAACTTGGAAAGCAGCGTTCTGCACTTGAGAACCCATGCGGGCGCTGCTTCTGCCAGCCACGGCCATGCTTGAGCTTGCAACTTGCAGTCGGGAATTGACGGCGGCCAGCTGCTTCTGCACTTGCTGCATCTGCGGAACGGCATTGCCGACCGCGTTCATCTCAAACGTTAGTTTTTCGACGGCCATGCTTTTCTCGCTCCTGCATCAAATTGAAGTATGCGACCCATTCATTATACTCGCTTAAACTGATTTCCTCAATCTCTGCGATGGTCTTTCCAAGTCGATCCGCAAGCGCGACTAAGTTAAACCTGAATGGGTCGCTCTTTAGTTTTTTTCCTGATCCTCAACAGATGTGGAATTGAAGATCGCACCGAACACATGAGCGATGGTGCCAATAGGTTCACCCATCAGGATCGGCTTGTCTTCCAGTGTAAAAGCGGCTTCACCTTTCTCGTCTTCACACTTGTGAATAATCATCTCGACCATCGCCCCCATAGTGGCGTTGCTCAAGAAATCCTTATATTTGCGCTGAACTTTCTCAATGTCTCTGGCTGTCACAGGTCCGAAATAGAGGCGAAGAGGATTGTCCCCTTCGCCCCAATCCGCCACCTCGACAACGCTGCGAGCCTGTGCGGCGCGATTTGCAGCGATGCGCTGGGCGATGCTCATGTCATTACACCGTGGTCGTGGTCAGAGCGCCATTGCCCTGAACGGTGATCGACATTTCGACAAGGCCGTCATAGGACGAACTGATCGAGCGTCCGGTAACGATGGCCGATCCAGTGAGGTAGGTGTCGCTGGCGGCATCGCCTTCGGGGTAGAGGTTCAGCGTGACAGAAGCGCCGATAGTCAGAGCGCCTTGACCGCTGCTGTCAGTCTCATCCCAGAGAACGTCAACCGAGCCGCTGAACGAGGTCAGCGACGACTTGTAGGTGCGGGCGGTGTCGCCCATCGTGGTGTCTTCAAGAGTGTCCGCAGTCTCCTCAATGGAGAAAGAGCGGATCTCTGCAATTGCGTTGGAACCGACCTTCACGGTCCCTTCGCTACCTGCGTGTGTAGCCATTTTGGAGCCTCCTTATCTGGCCGTTTCCACATCCCCGATAGTTGTAACATATCGGATAGTGTAGGTTAAGCGGGCAACGCCGACTGGGCGTTCACCTTCGCCATCAAACTCAATTTCGGACGAAGATAGAACCGTGTTCTTCGCCAGTCCATTGAGAGTGTAGTCTGCCGCGATGACCTCTTCGATCTGCACCGCGATTGCATCAACATCATCGTCGAATGTATCTGTCACGCGGACGTATGCGTCAACGCTTAGTGACAAATCCCGCATCAAGGTCTTATCGCCCATCGTCTGCAAGCCTGATGCCTCAGAGTTGGCATAGATCGTGATCGCGGGCAGCTTCGCTTCGCTCAGAGCATAGACGCGAGATGGATAAACACGACCGCCGACCAGCGTTGCGCCAGTCGATAGGATGCTCTCAACCCTGTCCCTGATCTGCTTGCGGACATGGGCCATCAGACACGCTCCAACTGAATGGTGGTAACGCCAGTGCCGTCATGCACCCAAGCCTTCACATCGTAGGTCACCGAATTGATGACCATCTGCTGATCTTCGGCCAGCGAGGGAATATCGGATGTGCGGCAGGTCAAGCGCGGCTGCTGCTGGTGGACTTGAATGCCGCCACCAGTCTCAACGGGGATAGTCTCATTGTCGAAGATGCCATTGATCGTGCCGCCGTCATAGGTGACGGCAGTTGCGAACTCGTCAACATTGAGTATCGCGGCAAGATCATCGGCAAATGGCAGGGCCATTACTTCTTCACCTTCTTGATGGTGCGTTTGGCGACTTGCGGAGCATCGCTGACCGGAAGATCAACGGCGCGGTTAGCTGGTTCTTGCTTGGCGGGCGGCGCTTCGGAAGCCACAACGCGACCCATGTTGGTCAGAGCGTTGCCCTCGCTGTCGGTGAGTTGCACAACGTCACCAGCGCTGCGGCGAGCGCCGCCAGCAAAGCAGGATTTAAGGACAGTGTAGTGTTTCATTGACCCCTCCCTTGTGGGGGAGGGAGGGCCACGAAAGCCCTCCCAGGTTAGCATTATGCGCCGTCGTTGTTGAAGGCGAAGCTGACCGCGTGACGGACAGCGACATCGACCGACTGGAGAGCAGTGATCGAAACGGTGCCGGACTTCGATCCGCTGTAGGGATCGACGATCAGGTCGAGGCCACCCCACATACCGATGAGCAGGTCGGCAAAGTTGCCGAAATACAGATCGCCAGCGGTGACTTGGTTCGACACGATGGCACGGTAGCCGTTGATCGTGCCACCCGGCTCCACAACGAACTGGCCCGAACCGGAGTCCTTCGCGGTGGTCTTGAGCGCACCATACATACCTGCGGGCAGGATGTAGGCGAGCGAACCAGCGAGGGCGTTGTCTTCGGCAACGGCAGTCTCCATCGCCACAACCTCGGCAAAGGTCGGGTTGGCAGCGGCGAAGTTGGTCGGGGTGTTGATGCCCGAGGTATTCTTGATACCAGTGGGCTGACCCGACGAACCGGAACCAGCGAGAGCGCCAAGATCAATGGCAAGGGCCAGAGCAGCCGAGAGATCGTCGCGGACGAGCATCTCGATGTCGGGCGTGGCTTGCTTCATGAGCTTCCGAGTGATGTCGGTGGTTGCACCAACAGTCTTCGGGGCCATCGTGATCTGGTTGAAGGTAGGCTCGCTTTCACTAGCATTGGCACCTTCGGTCGCAATCCACGCAGCAGCCGAGGCGGTCGCTTTGCGCGGGATAGCAACGTCACCGACGAGGCCAGTGAGCATACGAGCGCCAGCTTGCATGACCGACGAAGCGTTCCGCAGAACGTCAACGAAGTCACCAGCGCGGTAGTCTTCACCGATCACAGCAGCGTCATCCGACGAGTTGAGATCGCGCTTGTTCCAGCCGCGCAGGATGTCGGCGGGAATGTAAAGACCTTGAGCGGTGACACCCGCAGCGCGAGCAGCAGCAGCCGAGGCTTCAAATTCGAAGGCGGCAGCACGCTGAAGCTCGATGTCGGTCGGGTTTGCCATAGCGGCAACAGCCCGAATGACCGAGAAATTGCGGGTTTCTTTTTTGGTCAGGCCAATCGACGCATCATCGAGCGGCTTGGAGCCGATGGCTTCGAGCAGAGCGCCACGGAACTCCGAGAGCGACAGGCCTTTAGCAACGGCTTCGTTGGCGAGATCGCGCTTGTTGTGCTTCGCGGCGAGGGCGAACATCTCGGCGGTCTCTTTGGCAGCGGAGCGGGCAGCATCGGCCTTCACCGCTTCCACATCAATTTTGACTTCCTCAGTCATGATGGTCTCCTTTCTAGGAGTAGCAGGGTTAACGGGTTTCTGAAGGTCGTCTTCCGCGCTGCGGCCAACGCCGACTGTCCGGTCGGCGGGGATCGAAACAACGGACACTTCCATTGGCGACCAAGAAGAAACGCGATATTTCTCGCGGCCCTCTGGGTCCATTTTGTTGACTTGATAGCCGACACTGATGTTGGCTCGGATGCCGTCAACAACATCCTCGAAAACCTCTTTGGCAAGCCCGTTCCTTCCGAAACGAACAGTCGCCCGCAGACGGCGGGCCGAGCCATCGAGATCAACGCTCTCCACCACGCCGATTTGCTGGCGTGGGTCATGATCCAGCAAGAGCGGCATCCGCCCAGAGCGGGCAAACGCCAGATCAATGCTCTTCTCGCTGTGATCTAGAATTTCTGCACCAAAGGGGCGGTCAACTGGCTCTTCGCTGCTGACAGCGATGCGAACCGTGCGCTTCTCTTGGTCAATAATCTTGGCTTCCGCGCCCATTGCGCGGGTCTTCATGTCGTCGCGGCTGAAGCGAGCCTCTTCTGCGGCTTCGGCAGGCGCAGGCTCTTCAACCTCCTCAACGGCAACCTCAACGGCTTCAGGCTCGGAACGCTCCGCTACCACTTCAATGGCCTCTGGGGCTTGTTCAGCGACTTCGCCAGCCACTTCCTCTTCCAATTCAGTCAAAGCGGTCATGGCGCTTCTCCTTCTGATGTGTCTGCCTGTGCTGGCACAGGCTGCTTTTCGCCAAACGGCTCGTAGGCCATGCTCAGACCGTGGATTTCCGCGTCAACTTTATCGCGGGCGATCTGGGCAAAGGTTTCTTCGGCATCTCTACCATAGTTTGCAGCAATATCACTATGGCTAAGAATGCCGTTTTGTAAACCGACGACAGCGGCGTTCATCTCTTTGAGCGGGTCAACCCACTGGAAACCGCGGCCCTTGAACGTGAAATTGCGGCTGAACTTCTCGTATTTGCCAGCGCCAGTGATCGGCGTCAGGCCGAACTGGATGACATGATCGAGCCAGACGCGATAGAGCGGGTCAAGGAAATGCTCGATCATGAAGCGGTGCAGCGTCCGGTAGAAATCACGCTCGTCGAGAGCGCCTTGGCGGATGGAGGAATAGTTGACGCCCTCAAGATCGTTGGCAAGCGAGACATACGAAACGCCCATGCTGCCAGCGATGCCGCGCAGGATGGACTTCTCAAAGTCGGCAAAAGCGTTGGTCGGATGGCTCGGATCAAATGGAGTGAAATCAACGCCAGCCGGAAGGTTGAAGAACGTCCCCGGCTCGGCATTGATGATCGGAGCGCCAGTGCCATCATCATTCTCATAGCCGTCAGGCATAAAGCCATCGCCCGCAGGAGAGGTAAAAAAGCCCATCTTCGAAGCTGCCGTGCGGGCCGCGACAAGCTCGGCCTCACGATAGCCGTGCAGCATCTTCAACGCAGAGATCGCAGCGGTCGTCCACGGGACGCCACGGGTCTGCGATGCCCGCTCGGAGCGATAGATGTGCATGATCTCGGCGGCGGGGATGCGAACACGCTTATTGCCAGCGGAGACCGAGACATATTCGTAATCGCCCGGATGGCGCGTCATAACGTGATAGGCGACCGGACGTTTGTATTGGTCGATCTCCACACCCATGCGGATCTCGTTGCCGTTCCGCCATTTGTCGTTGAGCTTGTCGTCAACCCGATCAGGCTCGATGATCTCAATAGCAATGCCGAACCGCAGGAAGTTGCCCTTCACGATCCGCAGAAAAACCTCGCCATCGCGGGCCATGCCCGTGACAATGTGGTTCTCTAGGTCGATCATCGACATCCGGCCATCGACCGTGATGTTGCCATAGCGGCAAAACTCGGCCCACGCATCCTCGATGATCTGGCTCCCAGCAAT